CTGGACTTTACCCACTTCCGCTGAAGCTCCTTTCACGATTAAACAACGCTGGAAAGAACACACTAAAGCGAAACATTCACTTGGCATTACAGATGACCCACGTTTAAATTTTCATAATTTATACAACGAAATCTTCACTAAAAACCAAGACTTAGTTCACTTAATCAAACATAAAGAACCCAAATTCTTTTCTTCAAACGGAGAACCAATACCTTATTATTGGCACTCTCTTCACACAAGAGCCCATCTTGTTAAAGAAACTGACCCCGATAAAAATCGAGCAGTCTTTGGCACACCCAAACTATTACTCATGACTGAGAATATGTTTCTCTGGCCTCTTCAGAAAGAATATCTAAATCGCAAGATTGAATCACCACTCCTATGGGGATTCGAAACCTTCAAAGGTGGATGGAACAAACTCTACAACTCAATCAACACTAAAGGTAGTCACAAGACTTACCTTGGAATCGATTGGCGTGGATTTGACCGTCGCGCCAAATTTGAAGTTATCGATGACGTCCATAACATTTGGCGATCATACTTCGATTTTGACAAAGGATACGAGCCTACAAACTTGTACCCCAACGCTGAAACTAGCGAATCTAAAATCCAAAATCTTTGGAATTGGATGACCTACTCAGTAAAATACACACCTATCAGAGCTATCTCAGGTAACTTTTACCAATTTACTCACTCTGGTATTGCATCCGGATATCAACAGACTCAACTGCTTGACTCATTCGTGAATACAATAATGATCCTAACTTGCCTTTCAAGTCTAGGAATCAACATCGAAGCAGAGGAATTTATCCTCTACGTACAAGGAGACGACTCATTAGTCTGCTTTTACGAACGCATCTTCGATATCTTTGGAAACTATTTTCTAACAATGTTAGCCGAAAAAGCAAAATTTTACTTTGACGCCGAACTCAATGTTGAAAAATCCACAATTTCCAATACCCTTAACGGTATTGAAGTCTTATCATACAAGAACAGAAACGGAATCGCATATCGCGACGAAGCTGAACTTCTTGCCCAACTTCTCTACCCTGAGAGATCTTACCGTACACTCGGAGCAACTGCTTCCGCAGCTGTAGGAATAGCCATGGCATCCATGGGTAATTCCAAGATCCTCTACAACATATGTTACGACATTTGGAATCATATTATCAATGATCTCAAAGCTCCTCCTAAGCCAACAAACTTGACTAGATGGATGAACGAAGTCGTCAACATTCGAATTTCAGGTAAAGAGTTCCCCTCTCTACTAGAAATCAAAGATCAGCAATTCTTTTGGAATAAAGAAAGAACACAAGCTGACAAACAACGATTATGGCCTTCTGACCAATCTCAAGAATTTTACTTTCTTAGATCTTAATCGTAAGATTTTTTTTTTAACGTACTATAACGCTCTTTTAAATCTTTAGTTATATAATTAATTTATAACTTAAATAAAAAAAA